GGCGTCGTCAAGGTCGACCAGATCCTCAAGTCCCATGCGCACGACGCCTTCGCGGTCCAGAGCGGTGGCAAGTTGTGCGGGGATTGAGGACAAGGTCGGGGCCAGCAGCAGTTTGGGGCCCGGGTGGGCAATCACCTCGTCAAATTGGGCCGCGTCCTCTCGTGCCAGCGGCCCCGGCACCGTCAGGAAAACGGGAAAGCCGCGGCCTGCAAACACATCATGGGAGCCGATCCTGAAGACCGGTCGACGGTCGAAACTTGCAGGCCGGTTGGACAGGTCGAGTGCGGCAGCAATGCTTCTCGCCAACCCGACACGGTCGAGGCCGTAGATCATGATGTCGTTCTTGTTCAGGTCGAGATCGGCGCAGGCCTTGGGGCTGTCACCGCAGACGGCGCGGATGGTGCCGTCGTCATGGTGCACGACTTGTCGGGGGCACCCGTCACCACCCGGTGATGGGCAGGCGATGCTCGTCGCTAGCGTTCCAGTCGATCGCAACAGTGGAAGACAACAGCCGGGCTCGTCGACAACGACGCAGCCGAATTCATCGCCCAACAGGCTGGCCCATTCGCGCCGGTCGGTCGCTGCATCGCGCAGCGCATCAAGTGCCTTCCAGAACTTCGAAATCCTCATCGTCATCCGCCCCTGCCGGAATTGCCCAGAACCCGCGCGCCTTGAGCCATGCTTCGATGACTTCTTCGTCCGAGTCCCGTTCGTACCTAGCGATGTTCGCAGGCCGGATCGTCACGGACCGCTCCTTCTTGCTGTCCTTGAACGCGAATTTGAACGTCGCGTGCGTGAAGGAGCCGCCAGTCAGCCGCTTCTCCCAGTTTTCGTCGAATGACTTGAACAGATCCTCGCATTTGCGAATCTCCATTTCGGAGATCTTCCCGGGCCAGCGACGGCCGAACTCCACGAAACGCACGCCGGAAATTCCCTCGATGTCCCCATGGGCCATCGATTTGGGCCCGAGTTCGCGCAGCGGATCCAGCGTGTAGCGCTCGGAACGATCGAAGTAATCCTCGCTGCCGAACAGCGCCTCACCAAAGACCTTAAGGTAAAGTTCCCGCTCGCCCTTGGTCCCAGCGTTCACGCCGATCTCGTCGGTCACACTGTCGTAGATCAGCACGTCATGTTGTTGGGGCCGATAGAACGCAATTCCGCTTTCACCGTCGTCCTGGTGCTTCCCTTCCCGGCGCATCGGCATGCCGTGCCGCACGAGCAGCCAGATCTTCTCGCCTCGCGGGAACGCGAATATCCGGCTGTTGCGGCCGCGTCGCTTCACCTCGAACCAGTTGTCCATCCGTTCCTGCATGGTCTTCGCAATGGCGTCTGTGATGGACGGGAGCTCTGCGGCCTTTTTCTTCGGGCGCGAACCGGCGAAATACATGAAGTTGGAACGCTGGAACGCCACGGTTTCGGCATGCTGGCGCTGAAGTAGCATGGGCTGGGCAAGCCAGATCTGGACCGAAACATCGGCCAACGAAACCTCGTGATCCTTGTCGATCTCGATGCCCGCCGCTGCAGCGCGGTCGAGCAACTCGTCCATCGCCTCATGGGACGCGGTTTCGTGCACGTAATAGAGCGCGTTGACCATGTCCTCGGGAACTGAAGCATCGGGATTCATGAGTACGTCAGCGATGGCATCGAGCGGCATGTCATCTGTCGAACACGCGGCGAGGTCGAGCTTGCGAGACTTGAAGTAGTCCTTCCAAGGCTCAAGAAACGCTTTCAGTCTCGCGGGAGCAATGTGCTTGAGGCGGGCTGGGTTGCTGAAAATCCTTGGATTAAATGCTGGCATCGGCCTCGCTGCTCCTGAAATTGTTACGGTCCGCAAGATTAGGAAGGAATCGCGCTCGCCACAAGATTGTGTTCCCGTAAGGTTCTGTGCGCGCCATCCGACAGTCCGCCACCCCCGCCGGTAGGTGAGGAGAGCATCTGGAGCTCTCCCATGAACAGCATCTACCCGGCGCGCCGCGCCATCCCGCATTCCCGCACGCCGGCGCCCACTAGCGGGGTCGGCGCATGATAGATCCAGACGAACGCGAACAGGCAGCCCTCCGCGCCGCCCTCCGCAACATGGCCGAACTCATGGCCGAGATCGGATGGACCACGCGGTTCGCTGATCTCAGCGAAGCACAAGCGCTCGCGCTCGCGACGGCCGCCGTCGACGGCTTCCAGGAGGCAATGCAGACCAGCGCACCCCGGCCCGATCCGGAGGTGCCGTTCTGATGGACGCCGGTTTTGACTTCAACCATCGGGAGAAGCCGCCCAGTTTCGCGGACACCGTTAATGCCTGCATCGACACCGCCCTCGTTGCGGAGCAGGCCGAACGTCCCCAACGCGACTATCTCGGAGGCAGTCGGCTGGGCGACATCTGCCAGCGCAGGCTGCAGTACGAATACCTGAAGTCGCCGAAGGACCCGGGCGCCGGGTTCTCGGGCAAGTCCCTGAGGATCTTCGCGCTCGGGCACGTTCTCGAGGACCTGGCCATCGCCTGGCTGCGTAAGGCCGGGTTCGATCTTCGCACGCGCAATCGACATGGCGATCAATTCGGCTTTTCGGTCGTGGGCGGACGTGTGCAAGGCCATGCCGACGGGGTGGTCGTCGCCGCGCCGAACGGCATGGCGGTTCCTGCGCTCTGGGAGTGCAAATCGGCGAACGCCAAGAACTGGCGGGAAATCGCGAAACATGGTGTCGGAAAGGCCAAGCCGGTCTATGCCGCGCAGATCGCGCTCTACCAGGCCTATCTCGGCCTGACCGAGGCGCCCGCGCTCTTCACGGCGATCAACAAGGACACGTGCGAGATCTGGCACGAACTCGTGCCGTTCGATGCCGCACTCGCCCAGTCCGCCAGCGACAAGGCGGTGACGATCCTGCGCGCCTGTGATGCGGGCGAACTTCTTCCCCGCCACACGGCCGACCCCGACCACTTCGAATGCCGCTTCTGTGCGTGGCGGGAACGGTGCTGGGCATGACGGTCCCGTCTGACACCATCGTGCCCGACGACGTCGCGCCCGACGCCGAGATGATCGCGATCTATGCCGACGTCGTGTTCGGCTACTGCGACGGCTGGGTGCCGGTCCGTGCTCTGGCCGAGAAAGGCGCGGGCGATGGTCCGCCACATGTTCCCTTCATCGAAGCGGACGCCACGCTCGCCGCGAAACTCGCGCTTCAGGCAACATGGGCGAGCGACGCCGGCATGGCCTTGTTTGTGGCGCCCGGTACGGTTGCGGCTCCCGGCGACGCGCGGGCAGACAGCATCGTGCAGACGCAGGTAGTGCTCGTCGATCTCGACAATGGCGACATCGGCGTGAAGCGCGACCATCTCGTGCAGCACCTCGGTTGCCCGACACTCGAAGTCGCGTCCGGTGGTGTCACCGCCGAGGGCCAGCGCAAGCTGCACCTCTACTGGCGTCTGACCGAGCCTGCCGAAGGCGACGACATCGCCACGGTCTGCCGCGCCCGGCACATGATCGCCGCGAAGGTCGGCGGTGATCCTTCCTTTCGGTCCGCACACCAGCCGATCCGCGTGGCGGGATCGATCCATGCCAAACAGGGTCTTCGGCGGCTGGTGCAGATCCTGAACCACGATCCTCGCGATCACGACCTTGGCGAGCTGCTCGAGGCAATCATCGCGATGCCGCCGCTCGAAGGCGAGAACGGGCTCGACTTCAACATGGCCGCCACCGAGCGTGGCAGCGTGACCGAGTTGTTCGGCCGCCAGGTTCGCGAAGGCGGCGTGGATGGCACCACCCGGTTCGACGCGCTATCGCGAGTGATCGGCTACTGGATCCGCCGTGCCCGCGAAGGCCATGTGCCGCGCGAACAGGCGTGGGAGGAAATCGTCTCCTACAACACGGCCCGCGTTGCCCCTCCCTGGCCGGAGGATCGGCTGCGCGAGGAAGCCGAACGCCTCTGGAAACGCGACGCCACCCGCAACGGCGAAATCGATGACGAGGATGACGGTCCCGATGGCGGCGGCCCTGCTGGCGGGGGGCATGATGGGCCGGTGCCGGTGCGCTTCACCGAGGATGCGCTCGCCGCAACCTTTGCCGCCCGACATGCCGAGACATGGCGCTACGTCGCGGGCTGGGGGCAATGGCTGACCTGGTCGGGCAAGCTCTGGCGGCGCGAGGAGACGCTGCAGGCCTTCGATCTGGCCCGGATGATCTGCCGCGAGGCGGCGGCGCGCGCCGGGTCTGCGCGACTCAAGGCGAAGCTTTCCAGCGCCGCGACCGTCTCTGCTGTGGAGCGGCTTGCCCGTTCCGACCGCCGCCACGCAACCACGACGGAGCCGTGGGATCGCGATCCCTGGCTGTTGAACACGCCCGGTGGCGTGGTCGATTTGCGCAGCGGCGCCTCGCTGCTCCACGACCCCGGCCTCTTCATGACGCGCATCGCCGGGGCATCGGTCGCAGACGCCTGTCCGGTCTGGCACGGCTTTCTCGAGACCGTCACGGGTGGGGATGGCGAACTGCAATCCTACCTGCAGCGCATGGCGGGCTACTGCCTGACCGGCGTCACCACCGAGCACGCACTGTTCTTCCTCTACGGCACCGGCGCCAACGGGAAATCCGTCTTCGCCAACACCCTGACCGCCATACTCGGCGACTACGCCACCGTCGCGCCGATGGACATGTTCATGGCCACGCAGGGCGATCGCCACCCGACCGACATGGCCGGGCTGCGCGGGGCGCGCATCGTCACGTCCATCGAAACCGAACAGGGCAGCCGCTGGGCCGAGAGCAAGCTGAAGGCGCTGACAGGGGGCGACAAGATCACGGCCCGCTTCATGCGGCAGGATTTCTTCGAGTTCATCCCGCAGTTCAAGCTGCTGATCGTAGGCAACCATAAGCCCTCCATCCGCAACGTGGACGAGGCGATGAAGCGGCGCCTGCACATGGTGCCGTTCACGGTCACCATCCCGCCCGCACGGCGCGACAAGCACTTGGCCGATAGGCTGCTCGCCGAACGCGACGGGATCCTCGCATGGGCGCTCGAGGGCTGCATCGAATGGCAGCGGACAGGGCTGCGCCCTCCGCCCGCCGTGATGGCTGCGACTGAGGATTACTTCGAGGCCGAGGACGCCATCGGTCGCTGGATCGACGAGCGCTGCTCTGTCGGGTTGCACCTCAGCGCCAGCACCTCCGCGATGTTCGCCGACTGGAAGGCGTGGGCCGATGCGAACGGCGAGTTCGCAGGCTCGGTCAAGCGCTTCTCGGAAGCCCTGATCGTTCGGGGATTCGAGCGTCACAACACCCGCGCCGCGAAGGGATTCCGGGGCATCGCCCTCGATGACAGCAACTCTGACCTTTTCTCGGGAGAATAGGAAAATGCCAATGAAATCAGAGAGTGTGACGGATGTGACGGATCATACCTATAAGACCGTTACGCGCGCGCATGTGCGCGCCTATGGAGCGGATAGGGAACTATCCGTCACATCCGTCACACCCGTCACCAACCCTCCGGTTCCGATGCGGGAGGGTGGTGGACTGGTCCGCTGCATCCTCGCGCTCGACCTCGGCACCTCGACCGGCTGGGCGATCCGCGGCCACGACGGTCTGATCACCAGCGGGACCGTCTCGCTGCGCCCGGGCCGCTTCGACGGTGGCGGCATGCGCTACCTCCGCTTCACCAACTGGCTCACCGAGATCGACCGGCTGTCCGGCCCTGTCGCCGCGATCTGGTTCGAGGAGGTCCGCCGCCACGCTGGCACCGACGCGAGCCATATCTACGGCGGACTCATGGCCACGCTCACGGCATGGGCCGAGCTGCGCGGCGTGCCCTACGAGGGGGTCCCGGTCGGCACGATCAAGCGCCACGCCGCTGGCAAGGGCAACGCCGACAAGGCCGCCATGGTCGCCGCCGTCCGCGCCCGCGGCTTCAGCCCGGCCGACGACAACGAGGCCGACGCCATCGCCATCCTGCTCTGGGCGATCGAGACGAACGGGGGTGTCGCATGAGATGGCACCCCCATGGCTACGGCGGCCGGCGCCGTGATCCCGAGCAGGTCAAGCGCGAGGGCTGGCAGGAACAGGGCGTCCTCGCGGTCTCCGCCGATGACGACCGCCTCACCTGGCCCGAGCGTGAACTGGTCCGCCAGCTCGGCGAGAAGCTCTACGGCCCGCGCCCTTCCGACAGGGAGGCGCGCCATGGCTGATCGCGAATGGACCGCTGAGTGCGTCGCCGATCATTTCGAGGAGGCGTTTCGCACCCTGCGCAAGCTGCCGCCGGTGAAGGCGCAGGGCTACTTCAACACCTGGCCCGACATCGTGCGGACCAGCCGCGAGATCGCGGCGATGGAACCCCAGCCGATGCGGGTCTGGCCCTCGGCCGCCGCGATCACCCGGCTCGAGCAGACCTTCGACTGGGTGCTGTGGATCGAGGAGGCGGAGCGCAAGCTGGTCTGGTCGCGCGCCGCCCGCGTGCCGTGGAAGCAGATCAGCGGCGAGCTCGGCTGCGACCGCACGACCGCATGGCGGCGCTGGCAACTGGCACTGACCAAGATCGCTGCGCGGCTGAATGCGCAGTGACTCCAATGTGTTGCAACACTTTACCCTTCGACATCTGCAACTGATCCATGCTATTCCGAAGGGAAGGTGGGGAGAGTGCGCTGGAAAGCTCGCTCTCCCCTTTGCGTTGACCGGGGCCTTCTGGACCCCGGTATCCAGCGAGGGTCCGGCAGGGGTCCACCCCGAGGCAGTTTCTGGTTCCTTCCTGGCGATATTCGTATGCTGGCGGGCGAAGCGCGGGACATCGCCAGCGACAGGGCCGGATTTTTGGGAAGCCACCCGGAAGCCGGAGCCACGCGCGCCCCGCGCAAACACCAATGAACGCTGGCCTTCCGTCCGGACACCGCTGGTAGCCGCTGGACCCCGCTCGGAGTCCAGCCCGGCATCCGGAGTCCGCCAGCATCCACCCGACCGAGGAACCTTGCCCACCATGACGCTGAGCTCCGCCCCGGACGCGATCGAGATGTGGCCGCTGTCGCGCCTCCAGCCCTACGCGAAGAATGCGAGGGTGCATGGCGCGGACCAGGTCGCCAAGATCGCCGCCAGCATGGCCGAGTTCGGGTGGACCGTGCCCTGCCTCGTCGCCGAGGACGGCGAACTGATCGCGGGCCACGGGCGCGTGCTGGCCGCCACGCAACTCGGGTTGACCGAAGCGCCAGTGATCGTGCTGGGGCACCTGACCGAGGCGCAACGCCGGGCGTATCGCATCGCGGACAACAAGCTGACAGAACTCGGCACCTGGGACGAGGCGTTGCTGTCGGCGGAACTCAACGAGCTGCTGGCCGAGGATTTCCACTTATCGCTCGTCGGGTTCTCCGACGGCGAGCTGGACAAGCTGCTGGCCTACGTCGCGGAAGACGACGGTGAAGAAGGTGGCGCCGGGGGCTCCGTGCCGCCGGTGACCATCCCCGAGCCGCCGCGCAACCCGGCCTCACGGACGGGCGATCTCTGGATCCTCGGCGACCATCGCCTCCTCTGCGGCGACAGCACCAGCGCTGCCGATGTGCGCCGCCTGATGAATGGCGAGCGCGCGATCCTGTTCGCCACCGACCCGCCGTATCTTGTCGACTACGACGGCTCGAACCATCCGACCCGCAACAAGGACTGGTCGGCGTCCTACGGCACGACCTGGGACGACAGCTCGCAGGGTGCGGAGCTCTACGACGGGTTCATCGCTGCGGCCGTGGCCGAGGCCATCGCCGAGGACGCCGC